CGTCCTGCCCTATCCTGCACTAACTTTGTTTTCATGTCACTCATAAATAAAATAAGGAGAGAGGCGTTAGCCCCTCCCCTTCTCCTTTAGCTAAGGTCGTAAGCAGCAGCAGAAGCTTTCTGGTTTTTAGAACACAAAGTGTATTCTACAACCAACTGCTTCTTAGTGCTATCACCTGTGGTAGCCAGATCAATAGTCTGGAAGTCACGCAGGTAATCAATAGACCACATGTCAGTCTGTAACAAAAAGACTTCCTCGTCGTTCTGATGACGGTTAGGTACGATAGCAAAGCTACCATAGTCTGAGTCATACAGATCAACAGAGTTGCTAATCTTAGTAGCTGAAGAGTCAGTGTTCATCTGCGGAAGATTGCTAACAGCATTAGCACGACCAGTGAAGCCGTTGATAATGCGCTTTTTAGCAGGACTAACCATAAGAACATTAGGAGAACCACCAGCAACATAGCAGGCATCTACTAACTCTTCTAGTACAGCTTCAGTAAAGGTGTAGTCAGTACCATCGTTTGCGTTGGCATCAGTACCATCACCAGTAATAGCAGTAGCAGAAGCTCCTACTTTAGCATTACCATTAGCACCAGAACCAATCCAGCTCTGTACACCACCAGCCACACGAGCTGCAGCAGTACCACCAGTACCAGCACCAGCACTTTGAGCAGAGCGATCAGAGACCATCATCTTCTCAATATCGTTACGTAGCTCCAGACCTTTCTTCATAGTCTCATAAGCGAGAGCAGAAGAGTAGCCCGCAGTGTCAACAGCTTCTTGAGTACCAGATACTTTGATCACTTTATCAGAGATCTGAGTGTAGTTACCTACACGAGTGGTATCTGTAACCGCTGCAGCACCAGCATCTTCACCTTCTTTAACTCGGTTAGAAGCATCAGCAGCAGCAAGCTCATCAGTTTGCCATTCAGTATAAGTAGACTTACAGCTACCTTTACCTACAGCAGATACGAATGGAGTGTCAGTAGGAGAAATATCATAGATAATAGAAGATAAATCTTCTTTGACAGAGTTGTGTAAAGCATTACCAGCTTCATTATATGTTTCACGAATTGCAATAGCCATTATAGGCTCCTTATTTATTTAACAGTAAAGCGGCAGCATCATGGATACTACCAGATTTGCGAAGCGTATCGCGTTGTTGTTTAACCATACGAGCTTTCTTAGTCGTCTTACCTGCAGGAGCTTTAGTTTTAACTCTTGCCTTAGCTTTAGCTGGTCCTTTCTTCTCTTTCACTTTAGCTTTCTTGGCTTGAAGATCATCAAACATCTTAGCTTTGTGAAGGACAATCAAATCATTAGCTCTAACTAACTGGGATAAGTCTTCTTCAGTGTACCCTGTAGATAAGGCGTAAGTAGTCAGCTCCTCTTTGAACTCTGGTTTAGCTGCCTCTGGCAGTTTTTGTAAGAGTACTTGTTGTTGCTGTTCTAAATATTCACCCATCCGTTGAGTAACTAGTTCTTGCTCTTGGTTCATTGCTTGCTGTATACCTGCCACTCGCAACTGCGCTTGTCGCTTTGCCTCAGAGTATTCAGCTTGCTTTGTTGCGTACTCTATAGGATCTTCTTTAGCCAAAGTAGACCAATCAAGATTTTCATACTCCTGTAAGGCAGCGGCTTCCTGTCTTAACAGTTGTTTGTTAACCTCTATATATTGAGTACGTTGTGTCTCTAGTTCTGCTTTGGTAGATTCCAAAGATTTCCGTTCTTCCGCTAGAGTTTGAGTCTTCTGCGTATAGTCTTTGTTCCGTTGATAACCATCTTGCAGCTCTGTTAGGTTGACCTCTAACTCTTCCCCATCTACCTTAACGGTATAGTAGGTTTCGTTATCTTCAGGTTCCTCAGCAACTACTTCTGTATCATCATCTTCTTCAATGACTTCTTCAGATTCCTCGGTAGATTCCTCTACCTCTTCAGTGACTTCCTCTTCACTGTCAGCCTCAACAGAAGCTTCTACAGCTTCTTCTAGTTCAGGACTTTCCGCTTCACCAACCTCTTCATGTTCCTCGGTCTGAGGGTTCAGGAGTCGATCTACAGCATTGTTTATACTATCTTCTTTGTTTCCGATGAGTCCCATTGGGTTGCTCTCCTAAGTAAATTAACCGCTACCCTACGGCAGCATTTCTTCTTTCAATTGTTGTTCTATTTCTCCACCTTCTATGGCTACAGAGAACCATGTCTTAATACGATCTAGTGCCTGTAGTTGATGCCATAACTCTTGTCTAGTAGTTTCATCACCACACTCACTCCAAGCAGAGTGTATAGCTAGTTTAACATCATCAAACGCTTCCTGTACTATAGGAGTGTCGAATACTACTTTAGCTTTATTACCTTTATCAATAACTTCTTGTTTAAAAAAACCCATTATTCTATGTCCACCATTGTTCCTAGTAGTAAAGCTGTCTTTGTTGCTTCTAGTATTGCTACTTTATCGTGAGGATGTACGTCACTAAACGCATCCATCACCTCAGTTAGTGCCACATCAAAGTCAGAACACCTATCTATTATTACTTCATTCTCACTAATAAGTTGTACAAGATCATTTGCCATCACCAATACCTACAGGTCGTTTCTGTTCAGACTCCATCATAGCTTCAGCAGCTTCTACTTTCTTCTGCCACTCAAACTTCTCACGTTCTAGTTGTAGTTTAGCTTGGTCTAACTGCATCTGTGCTTGTTTATACTGTGCCTCTGCTGCATCTTTCTGTGCTTCTGCTTCTGCCTCTATCTTAGCTGCTTCAGCAGCAATCATCTGAGGATCAGGCTTAGGCTCTGGTGGAGGTACATTAGCAGGGTTAGTGATAAACTTATCTACATTTTTATAACCAGAGTTCTTAATAAACTCTGCTGTTAGGTTGTAGATATTATCAGGCTTGATCAAATAACCAGCGGGGCTGTTGCCTACCTGTTGAATTACTTGTCCAATTTGTTGTAGCAACATTGCTTGCTGGTCTTTATTACCATTACCGATACCTACAGTAACCATCATATCTTGACGATCAATAAAGTCAAAAGGACGTACCTCTACGAAGTTACCTCTCAACTTAACTATATCAGCTTTAGTCTGGTGTGTACGTATTTCTTCATACAAGGCACGGAACAATTCCTTAACCCCTGTCTCAGCAAATATACGCGCGATCAGTTGAATCTTTTGTTGGGCAGCACTCATCACCTGATTAAGCTGTTGTGCTCCTGTGTGGCTTGTGAGGGCGTTAGGATCTAATCCTGCTGTCATCTTGCCTACACCTACTCTTGATTCCTTCTTCTCCTGCAACCTGTCTAATGCTTGTACAGTAAAAGGAGATAGGTTTGGGGTAGCTAGTTGTTGTACAGCACCTTGTGCCTTCATACGAACTACACCACCAATCTTATTGTCAAGTAAGTCTTTAAGGTTTACTTGCCCTTCTACTGCTGCATATCTACCAGAGTTAGCTAGAGTTAAGTTATCTAACATCTGTCTCCATAGAGCAGAGTTGATTTCCTGTACATCACGTACTAGGTCAGCTACAGAGATACCAGTAAACTTGTGTGGCATCATAATGGGAGATAAAGAAATAAAGCTAGAGCGATTAACTTCTTCGCTATCTAATACAGTGTGACCACATTGTAGTACACGAATGAGTTTCATGCACTTGTATTCTTCATCATAGACTCGGACAAAAGCTTTGATAACTCTTACAAGCCTGTCTTCATCATTGTCACCTATAGCTTTACTCAGTGTAGTTCCTTCTTCTGGATCACTAAACCGAGCATCTTCTACTTGAGTATCTCCCGCACTACCTGCTGTGGAGGACATAGGCAACAAGTCTTCTTCTTTATATCCTAGCTCAATAAGCTCCCCTACAGGACGCTCCATAACAGAACAATGAAAATCACTCTCTGCAATACTCTTGCTACGCTCTCTAATATAAAACTCTTCTGCTGGTACTGTTTCTACATAAGGCTTACCACCTTTAATAACACGCTTAACACGTATATCAAAGAACCCTTTGTCTTCTGTTTCTTCTACGTCAATGTACTCTACAGAGTCTTCGTCTTCTAGTAAATCAATTTCTTCTTGGGTAATGTTCTTAAAGTCATGGAACTCAATAATATCTTTGTCTTCCCAACCTACATCTACGATACCATTCTTCATCAACAAACTATCTTTAAACCAATCATAGAATATTTTAAAACCATCCATGCGGTTCATAAAGATATGGTTGACATAATCCGTAGCTTGCTCTGCAGCAGGCACGTCCTCGAAATTCTGAGGTTCAAACTCTACTACGTTGTCGCCAGACGCAAAGATCTTCATTAGATCTGGCATAATACCTTCTACTGTTTCCATAACATCAGCAGTAACTACCTTACTAAAACCATCTACTTCATTACCAAACTGTTCTCTATGGTAGTAACGTAAGTTAGAAGCCTGCTGTTCAGCTAAGTCACCGTCTTGCCACATCTCAGCAGCATCCAACTCACGGGCAACAATCTTTCCTAGTTCTTCATTATCAATCATATAAAACCCTACGTGTACGAGTAGTTTCTGACGGGCAAGTCCCCATCTATTCTATAACCGTTGTTCCTGTATCCTGCTCCAGATTCTGCAAACCTAGTACTCAAGGCAGCATATCTAGTGGCAGACATAATATCATCGTTTAGTGCTACAATCTTACCGTCTTTCCTGTGGTAAGAGCTGTACTCTAAGAACCATTCATGTAGATGACTGAAGACTTTAAACCTACCTGTCTCCATGCGCTGTAACATATCCATAATGCCACCCTCAACACTTACAGTACCTTTCTTCTCTCCAATAGTAGGAGGATTAGTGAACCATTCAGGTAGCATATTTACACCTAAGTCTCTATAGGTCTGTGCTAGCTGTACTCCATCTCTTGTCTGTAACCCATCTTTAGGCCACACTACAGGGATAGCTGGGTCTCTGCTGTTTATTGCAGCAGCGTGTACTATAGCTGTTTGTTTTCTCTCTGCATAACAATCATAAACATAGATAGTATCTGTCTGTTCATTGTATGCTAACCATGCTACTGCTGTAGGGTGATCCCACCCAAAGTCAATAGCTGCAATCTTCTTCCAACTACTCGGTATATCAAAAGGCTCTACTTCAATCTCCTCTTGAGAGACAGGAAAAACTAAACCACTACCAAATACTGGGATACCTCTACTACGTAAGTCTCTCTCGTGAGGAGGGTACTGTGCTAGTAGCTGTGTCTTAGTCTCTTCATTAAGATGAGGAGCATCGTCCCAACTAGCTTGTAATAGATACTGCCCTTTCTGTATATCATTCATAAACTGGTGTACCATTGGAGTAATACCATCCTCCGGTGTAAAGGTACACATTACATAACCATCTGTTGCTACTGTACGAGTGATACACTGCGTATAAATATTACTAGGTGGTTGTTCATCCAACCAGATCCAATCAAGAGGACGACCAAAGAACTTCTCTTCGCCCATTTCGTAGGACTTAAAGCCTACCCTGCTCCACCCATTAAACTTCCCAGTGTCAGGATCAACATGCTTAACAAGAACACTATCGTAAGTGTTACCAGTAGCACCCCTCCGCCTAGAAGTGTCACCAATACAGTCAAGAGGAACCATACCTGTTCCCCAAGCTTCTTGATTTTCTGCCAAACCAAAGAGTTCAGCTTGGAGAATATCCCTAGTAGTGTCATTACTTACTCCTGAAGCCCATGAATAAATAGGCTTCTTAAACTTCTTACCTTCCCACCACTCAGGATACAATCCCGTTAGGTGACATGCTGTTACAAAAGCTCCTGCTGTACTCTTACCTATCTGGTTAGCACACATAGCAGCAACCTGCTTATGCTCATCTGTACAATTAGCAAGATTCTTCTGCCATTCGTAAGGCCCGAAGTGACGGATCTTATTAAACTTAACCCGTGCCTCTGATTCTTTTAAAAGCTCTATAGCACGTTCTTTATCTTTCTCAGATAAACTTGTTAAGTCCATTAATCCTTCTTCTTCTTAGGAGCTTTCTTTGGAGCAGGAGTCATCGCAAGTAACAAAGCTGATTGCATCCGGTTGTTCTCTTCCTCTAGCAGCTCTATCCTTTCCTGTAGAGTTAGGACGGTCTGTTTATTTATAAGTAAAGGTTTGCTCATTATCGTGGCCCTTCTCTCAGTACATCCCTTAAAACACCTTCACAAGGAGAAGCTGTTACAACTTTAACACCATTACTGTAG